GTCAATGCCGCCTGAGGGTGAGTGGACTGAGAAGGAAGTGGAAGAGGATGTGGTGGAGTGGGATTGCCACCCATTGTTGGCTGCGGCGAAGGAGACTGACTGAAATGTTGGACGATGGTTTGAAGGACTACTACAATGGTTGGTCGAACAGGGAAACTTGGGCTGCCAACCTTCATTTGAGCAATGACTATCGTTGGCACACGTTGACGTGGGATGCTGTCCGCAAGGCTGTTACGGGAGGGGCGAGCCGGTATGGGATCGCCCATCTGTTGGAGTCTTGCTTCAATGATTACATTGAGGACCCGGAGGGGCCACTGGCCCTTGGTGGTGAGGGACATGAGGCTGCGGTGTTGCGCGATGTGGGTAGCCTGTGGCGGATAGACTGGTTGGAGATTGAGCCGCATTGGACTGATGCGGTGAAGGAGGAGAAAGCGTATGAGTGAACTGGCATTTGAGGAGTTCCTGTTTTTCATATTCTGTGGGAGTGTTCTGCTTGTAGTGGCGGCAGGGTCCCTGTGGGTGTGGGAGATGGTGGCTGAGCGTGTTCGGCGTCGCCGGTTTTGGCGAGGCTGGGCGGAAAGGAACCGTCGTTGGGTTGACCGCGACTGGAAAGAAACAGGAAGGAGAACATGATGGCTGAAGTAACAAGTGGTGCAGATCGCACCATCATCATATTGAACAACGAGGAAGCCAGTGCGCTAACGCGTGACCTGAACTTCCTCAACATAGACGGGGATCTGTCCGCAGAACTCCACGACCTTGCGGATGCCATGGGCGTCACGCATGTGCTGGCATGAGACAAGTCATCTTTTCCTGCCAGCATTGTGGGCTTCGTATCCGCACGATGAAAGGCCATTACGTCGATGACACAGGTGGCGATGTCTGCTGTGCCGACAAGTTCACGGAGAAGAATGAGAACGGACGACACCAACCTGATAAAAAGGAGAACACATGAGTGAGGAAGTGATGCACCCGACGTGCAAGCGATGCGGCAAGTACATCTTTGCTGTTGATGGATGTAAGGGCCACTATGTTGGGTGGTTGGGTGATTACAATGAACTGACCCGTGATGATGACGGGTATCGTGAGGATATAGAACAGGAGCGGGACCGATGAAAACAATGAACTACTATGTGGTGGAAGTGAGCCATTCATGGAACGCCATATTTGAGGCTGAGAGTCACAATGAGGCCAAGGAGCAGGCGCTCGCTATGGACGCGGAGATTCCCTGCGACGAGATGGGGACTGACGTGACCGTGGAGGTGGCTGATGAACGGTCATAGTTTCGCCCCGACACACGACAATGAGCGTGTGGAATGTAGATGGTGTCTTGTCTCGCCGCTGAGTGCCGCGGGGCAACGTCCGTGCCCGGAGATTGCCTATAGGGAGGCTTCGGACAGGTTGCGGGCCAGCAGGCTCGCAAAGCAACTCGTTGTCCATGAGGACGACGACCAATAAAGGAGAAGAGCAATGGAAGTAGAAATCAACACATCAGTAGAGATAGACGAACATACCCTTTGGGAAGCGGTAGAGGACAACGTGGGGGAGGCTGCCTATGAGGCAGCCCGGAATGCGTTGGACGAGGCTGACTTTTCCAACTACATCAACTATGCCGATGGGGCAATGGACCTGTTGAGGGACTACAGCCCCTCCAACTCATGCAGTTTGGGTGAGTTGTTTACGGACAGCGTTCAGTCCGCTGTGGTTCATGGTGACTTCTTGGCTGAGGCGATGAAACAAGCCACTGGTACCACGGATGGTGTGCCAGCGGTGGACCCGGAGGACCTGCGTAAGTTGGTGCGGGCGGAGATTCGCTATGCGTTGCTTGAGGCACGCAGGGCGATAGCCCCCGGCGTCGCAGGAGGAGAAGACCACATCACTGTGGTCGTTTGATTAGTTCTGGCGAGTAAGGTATACTCGTTGGTAGAGGTCGCGGTGACGTGACCGGAAAGGAAACCCATGAATGAGATAGAGACATTTGACAGTCATTCAGGGCACAACTTTCTCACCAAGGACAAGGTGGAGCATCCGATGGATGCCCATGTTGTCATGGATGAGGCTGGTGCTTTGTTTGACGTGGCTTACCCTGCATCGGGATACGAGAGCGAGTTCTCGATTTTTCCGGGGCAAGGAATGACTACACCTGCTGTGAAGAGCGGTGTGAATAAGGGGAAGCCGTTGCACAAGTATGTGGTGCGAACCGACACGAACGATGTGTTGGGGTTGCACTCGTACAAGTATGCGGAAACCGAAGGGTACGGGTTCATTGCCGATATGGCGGAGGAACTGTTCCCTGAGAAGACCACATCGTGTACGGTGTTTGGTGTAGGTGAGAAGATTGCGGTAACGCAGGAACTCATCGACCCGACGGATCTGGGAGATGGAGATGTTATCCAGCCTCAGATTTGTTGGATCACTTCGTACAATGGGGTGTGGGCTACGGCGGTCTATGATCTGACGGAACGGTTGTTCTGCCAGAATCAGTTGATCGGGCAGCAGCCTTTGGTGAAGGTGAAGCATACGAAGAACCATGACCGGTTGCTTGAGATGCGGGTGCGTATCCTTGAGGGGTCAATCGCTAGGGCTGAGACTCTGGTGAGTATGGCTCGTATCTTCAAGGATCAGGAGTACACGGACCAGCAGTTCAATGAACTGGTGACAGAGTTGCTTCCCTATGATGCCAAGGAGATGACGGAGCGGCAGATCAACAATGTGTTGACCCGCCAGCAGTACTGTCGTGGAGCGTGGTATAAGGAGAAGGAGAAGTTTGGTGCTGGGAACCGTTGGTTGGCGTTCAATGCCGTCCAAGGGGCTGAGCAGCATCGGATCAATGGTCGGACGCGTGGTGGTGGTTACCATCAGGATAAGGCGTTGGAGAAGGCCATTGATAACAAGACTCCGTTGGCGGATCGTGCTTTGGATCTGTTGACGGTGTAACAATAAACCAAACAAGAATAGGAGATGGACATATGTATGTATGGACAAAGAAGGACATTGCCAAGGTGTTTGGAAGGTCACCAAGCACTGCCTACAACTGGGCCAATGTGTGGGGGCCAGACTCCCACCATCCCTTCCCTGAGCCAGTAGCCCGCGTTCAGACACGGGCCATTGGCAACAGGGCTGGGTGGTCCCAGAGGCAGGATGCGTACGATCCTGTAGAGATACGGGATTGGGTTGCCAACCTGCGTGCGGCCAAGGCGCTGCGTATGAGTGAGAGTCATCGGCTGCCCCACAAGCGTAACCGCGTGGTTGCGGGGGTGCCTGTTGTGGCGACGCAGGAGGCGGTTGCTGACATGCACAAAGCGTTGAAGGCACTGCGCGATGACCTGAAGACACTGAAGGCGTCCCTCAGGTGAGTGGCGTCCGACATATCCGCACGACCTGCTCGGCGTGTCCGCGTATCGTTGAAACGGAGGTGCAGCAGAATGCGTTGTACAATTTCATGCTGCGGATAGACTCCGTGCAGAGGTTGTTTCCACAACACTCTGACGATGAGCGGGAGGCAATCATGGGGTACAGGAACGGATGGTTTCTGTGTCCCAAGTGTTGGACTGAGCAGATAGGTGACGCGGAAGACGAGTAGTGTCAATAGATCTTCGCCAACAGGGCGAGGACCGTCCCCAGATGGGGCGGAGTAACCAACGAGTAAGGAGAAGGCAATGGCTAAGATACTTAGCGAGTTGCCCGACATGGCCCGTCCGGGTCGTCGGGAACAGTATCCGTGGGCTGACTGGTTTGATGGTCAGACATGGTTACTTGAGAGCGGCACAGATTTTCAGGCCGCTACTCTCAGCATGAAGTCTAACGCCTATGCTGCTGCGAGGCGGCACGGGAAGAAGATTGCTATGCGTACTATAGGAAGTGATCTAGCACTTCAGTGTTTGCCGCAGTAGTGTAACCGTGAAGCACGGAACACACGCTTACCGAAGCAAGAAGTGCAGGTGCAAGGTGTGCAAGGAGGCGTATGCTGAGTCCAATAAGCGGCATGCGGAGCAGCGACGGAGAAGCATTCCCGTCCTGAAAGACCTCCATGACACGTACACCCGCTCCGAACTGCTAAGGTTGCGGAAAGACATGTAGACCGTGGGGGGTCGGGGACTTATCTCCTTTCGCCCCGGCCCCCCGCCTACAAGGAGATGCTGTGTCAAAGAAACTAAATCAAAAAGAAAGGCTATCAGAGTTGGAGAGGGCGATGACGGAAATGACCGTACTCCTCAAACATCTCGTAGCCAGCATAGGTGATTTCTCCCATAATCTGTCTGAACTGGGCGGCGGTTTGATGACAAACATGGGCATTTGGTGGGAGGCTTTAGAAGGTAAAACTCCAGAAGAAACTGCCGCAGAAATGGACAATGTTTCAGAGGAAATGACGGAGGATTCTTCCCAAAACGGGGAGGACAATGTGGTTTATTTCCCAACGTCGGGGGAGCAGTTGCTGCGACATTTGGGAGAAGACCCGGAAGGCCCCGACGGGGCTTAGCCGCCGCATGTGCTACCCTGCCCATGGCATGTCATGGTAAGTAGAAGTACAAGCCATGCCATGCCATGCCATGGGCATCCACCACCACCTGTCCCAACTATGCTAGGATGAAACTATGCAACCACCAGAAGACCGAATAGTTCTACGCCAATCATGGCTGGGAGATCTGGCAATGTGCCCGGAACGGGCACGCCAGTCGATGCTGGGAATCTCTCAGGACACCCAGTCCACGTCCACCATGATCGGCACCGCCGTCCACTACGGCATCGAACAATGCCTGAACGAGGTCATCGAAACCGGGAAGCCATTCACCCGCGCCAAGACCATTTCGACGGCGACCAAATACTGGGAGCAGCATCAGGACGAGATCGTCCGCTGGAACCACAAAGAGGGCGAACCGTTGGAGATCATCAAGGCCAACGCAGGCGTGTGGTGGGATGAGGTGCGGGAGAACGTGCGCCCCGTGTCGGTCGAATGGGGCTTTGAACTGCCCCTCGTCGTAGACCACAAGCCGGAAATCTGGTTGAGGGGAACCGTGGACTGCGTGCAGGCTTTCCCACAGCCGATCATCGACTGGAAGAACCCCGGTCGTAAGCCCTCCGGCGACTGGGAGAAGAAGCGTTGGTCGGTGCAGGCAGCAGCGTATACGTGGGCGGTGGCAACCCAGTCCGACAACGGGCTGACTGATCCACTGGGATTCCAGTTCGTATATCTCGTCAAGGGGAAGGTACACACCACCCTTGTAGATTCAGGACCTGCGGAGTGGGCCAGTCTGGTTGCGCTGGCTCGCTCTGCGGGAACACTCATAGCCGCCGACTTGCCGGTATGGCCATTGAACATGGCTGGATGGCATTGCGCACCTAAGTGGTGTGGGGCTTGGGCCTCATGTCGCGGCAGGTTTGCGGGACCAGATCCATGGAACCAACTAGAGAAAGGGTAGACCCATGGCTACAGCAACAACCAAGCAAACAGAAAGCACCGTAACGGTGTTCCGTAGGCAAGTGATCCAAACGGGTGACTATGAACCAGCGGAAGCATCGTGTTCGGTGACCATAGCGATAGACGGAGACACGTCACAAGAGGAAGTGGCCGACCTGATCGCCCAGTGGGGTTCAGCGTTGGAGATTTCCAACTACGAGGCTCTGGGTGTCGGATACACGTTGGAGGAGGATGGCGCTGTACAGATGCTTGCCAAAAGCGTTCCCCGGCCTGCGGCTAGTGCCCCCGTACCCGCCGCCCCGGCTGCGGCTCCCGCCCCGTCCGGTGGAGGCGGCAGCCTTGAGGAGGTCTGGCGTCACCTGATGGAGAACAGGACCGACTGGTGGGACCCGAACTGGTCCAAGAAACTGGACCCGGCTGCCAACTTCAACAAGAAGGGACCGGATTACAAGCGCCGGTCTGATGGCAAGGGCCTGTGGCTCACCAAGCAGGACGGCGCAGTGCTGGTGCCCGGATGGTTCGTCTGTCCGTTCACCGGTAAGACGGCTGCTGATCTGGCTGCTATCGGAGCGCAGATCCGAGCCTGACAATGGCAACCCTCATATCTGAGGATGAGATAGCGCGTCGCCTCGCCGCTGCCCAACAGGGTGACGGCGGGGCGGCAGCCTCCTCCTCGCAACCAAACCGTTGGTCACTGTCCACGGCGGTGGTGGACAACCTGATCGGGTTCATTCGCAACCCGGCAGAGCGATGGTATCTGGGGTTCCCTGAAATCGACCTTGCCACCCGTGGTGTCGGGAAGGGTGAGGTGTTGATGGTGGTGGGCCGGTCCCACACGGGCAAGTCCCAGATGCTGTTGAATGGGATTGTCACCAATCTGGTGAACGACCCCGGAGCGCATGTGGTCATCTTCTCCATGGATGAACCGCGTGAACTGGTGGCGATGAAACTGTTCTGCCTCCTACAGGGGCGGTCGTCGCCGGAGGTGGAAGAGGCCATCAAGGCAAACGACACGGAGACTATTGCTGCGTTGCATGAGGCAGCCACGGCTGAACTGTCGCGTGTCGCTATCGTGGACGAGTCGATGGACTTGGACAGCATGACAGCCACCATGGATGAGACACGGGAGTGGTGGGGGTGCGACCCGTCGTTCGTGATGATCGACTACTTGGAGTTGATGCCGGGAGGGGAGTCCGATGCAACTGGTGTGACCTCCAAGGCTCAGGCTGTGAAGCGTTGGGCCAAGACGCAGCGTGTACCCATCGGGCTGGTGCATCAGGCGGGACGCGGGGCATCCACGCCGGGGTATTCTGCGGGGATCTACGCTGGCCGGTACGGTGGTGAACAGGAGGCGATCTTCGTGATAGAGGTGTACCGCAAGAAGGACCGGCACGGTCTGTCAGATTGGGAGGTGCGCTACCATGAGAACAGTGTCAACCTGAATGTGTGCAAGAACAAGCGGACGGCACGGCTGGGTGATCACACGTACTATCTTGATCCCCTGAACGGACACATTCATCCATACTGGGAAGAGTTGATTCCCAGTGGCGGATAGGCCATGCTGGAAGTTCGACAAAAGGAATGAAAGGTATGTCATACGAAAGCACAACTATAAGCAGTTCGACACCGCAGACAAATGGGAGTGGGAACGGTGCCCCGGTTGTGGAAACATTCGGAGGCGACGGGATTGACGAGACATCACGCGACTTTGCCATCCTGTTTCGTGGGGGCAAGGTGGCGATTGATGACGATGACCACGGCGGGTTCCGACCGTGGCGTGCCGACGATGGCACGTTTCTCCCCGCCGACGACAAGGAGTTCGTCGTTCTCGTAGACGACCATCTTCACCGGGGACCCTCCATAGGCGTGTATCCCCTGTTCCACGTCGGTGGGGACTTCTTGGTGTACTGGGGTTGCGTGGACTGGGACGAGGGGCATGAGGAGGCCCTTGTGCATGCGCGGAACGTGCAGGCGGCGCTGCATCAACTGGGCGTGGCTTCGTGGGTGGAGCGGTCACGGTCCAAGGGGTTCCACCTGTGGGTGTTCTTCGACAAGGCTGTTTCTGCGGTGGATGTGAGGCGCGGGCTTATCGGAGTGTGTTCCCTTGTTGATGCTCCC